CACATCTCCCGGAGCCTCCCAGCTCCGGTAGGCAAGTATGCGCTTGCGTATATGCGCCGAAAAGTCTTCTGGAAAGTAGTGGCCGAACTCAAACTTAGATCTCCTGTCCCACTCGAGGACCTGATTAATCCTCGTGTGAGTGGACAAGATCCCCGTGCTCGCGCACGGCTTAGGCCACTTAGCCTTTCCTGGTTTTATATCTTGTGCTCGTACTCTCTTCGAGCCATTCCCAGTAGCCAGATAAGCAAGATTGGTACCCATGCTGACATAGGTATCAATAAACTTATTGGGAATGAAGGCGTCACCCGGGAGAAAACTGTCATTGTCAACACGCTTGTCAGCAACGTGTTGTTCAATCCTCCGGTTGGCGTCTTTCCAAGCCTTCCTGTTCAAGGGAAGGCTAGGCACGAGAAGAGTACGGGCGTACTTCGTTGGGTCATGAGGCCCTCCGTGCTCAGCATTCGTACACAGGTACAGCTCCCAAAGAGCTCTTCTGCACCAGCGGGGTACCCTGAGACGCCCCTTGCAAGGGTGTCCCAGCCCGCCGAAAAGAGCTGGAAGCTCGGGAGGCCTGAGCATCATCGTTGCTCGCCGTCGCTGCGTGTGGTAAATTGTCCGTGCGCAGCGTGCAAGACGGTTGAACGACGATGGGTCTACCGAATGCTGACTCATGACCCCATTACCTTTCCTAACAAACTCCTTGAGAGATGGTGGCCTAAAGGGCGCAAGCCCCTGCCCTCCCTTGCCGAGAAGAGCATAGGACTCGCAGAACACGAATCCTATCTTAGACCGGTAAGACTTTCCCTCATGGAGTTTGCTTCCTATAGCCTGGGCCCTTTGGCTATAGGAAGAGACGTTATCGGGATGAGTGACGGCCGCAAGATCATCACCACAGATGATCCTGTGCGGACCAAGCCGCTCACTCATCCAGTTATTGAGGATACTCAAGATCAGGAAAGAACAAGGAGTTCCCATCAGGGAACCTCTGACCTTGGGTATCTCCACACAACCCCCAATAACTTCGTAACGTCTTCGGCACGCTTCAGCTTCACTTGGTTCCAGGTCCGAAAGGCGGTAGCGGACATAATGCACATTCGTACCCACTCCAAGACTCTCGGAGAGGGC